CTGAATTTGGAGTTTATACTCCAGATTTGGCGTTGGCCCTTCCACCCCCTCCTTCCCGGAAAACGAGGTTTCTATCTCTTTTTCACTACCACCTCTGGACTTGGAGTTTACACTCTAAGTTTGGCGTTGGCCAATTTTAACTTATGGTTTAATTATTGTATTAATATATTATTTTGGAAAATATCAATTTATTCAATTATCTATTATTTGCTTATTATTTTATTTTTATTGTTTATTTATTAGCAATTTAATTGCTTTGGACAAGCCATTCAGTCTAATAAATCGTTTGACTAGTCGGGTATACCCCCTCTATAGAACATTTTTTAGGTGGACCTATGTTTTTAGGAAAACAATGGGCCGGACTACGAGCCTCTGCAGCTAGCCGAATGAGCAGCGTGTAATCGAGCCAGGAACTTTAGTTGCTCTAATCGTGATTCTTCCTGAACTCGTGCAAGACCAATGAAATACGAAATTTTATTTCTTGCAATCTTGCCGAGGTAACAGAGATTCATTAATTAGTAACATTAGGACTAAATTCCTCGATTACTCCCCCCTCAACGCGCACTTTTATTAGCAATGCATACTCGAGACAATGTGTAATATGGACAAGTGTAATCATTCAAATAAAAAACATTTCAATAATAGTGTGAAGAAAAGTATTTGTCAAAATTCAATAATTAGAGCTAACGTTTTATCTGAAACTAGTAAGTATTTTTTAGTTAACGTTAACACTAAAACAATTTCGCAAGTGTCTTTATCTCTCTTTTGCTTAAAGGATCTGCCTACAATTTTAGTTAAAGGAAACGTGTGCAAGTTTGTTGGAGAAAGACGCAAAGCGACAAAATTGTGTCAGCAGGCATTTGCAACCGGTCATTTCAAAAGTCAAGGAATATTTAGTAATCTTAGGCAATTTGGTAATGTTGACCCTACTAGCGTTGAGTCAATAACTACCGTTATTAATAATATAGGTGTTGCCTTACAACGGATGAAAAAGATAGACAGTGTAAAGGTAGCGCTTATCATGGGTAAAATATCTTTATTATTATTAGAGTTGAATAGCGACACCAGAAGTGAGTTCAATAAATTAGATTGTTTGAGGTTTTTATATGATGTGGTAGTAGTGTGCTATGATATAAAGCAAGAAGCCGCCAAGTACAACGCCCAGGGCATAGAAAGTCTCATGTTTACAGCTATAATGCACCTTGTCCCCGCTAAGATAGGAAAACTGTTAAAGGCAGTATCTGATTATAGTAGCGTAAAAGTATGTGATGATTTAAACGTTATGAATAAGTTTGTTGGAGTAGTTTTAAATGCCATAGAACAAATATGTGTAGATGTCTTCCCCGAAAAGCTAGTTAGTGTAATATCCCCAGTTTTTAAGTTTTGCGAACATTATAAGTTAGTTGTTAAAGCCGAAGATGTTATTAAGCTGGCTTCCGATTCAAAGTTTTTCCTTAAGCCAGAGAATGTTGAGAAAGTTGATGATTTATGGGCTGATATAGAGTCCAATGGTGTTATACAAGACTGGATGAGAACATCAGGTTCGTTAAAAGTACTTGTTACTAAGATAGAGAGGATACGCAAAATTATCGAGCAGTACAAGCATGCAAGTCGCCAAGAACCTTTTTGCTTCGCCTTTGAAGGAGAACCTGGAGTTAGAAAATCAGTACTAATGACCCAACTTGTAGCCACCATGAAGAAGACTACATATACACATATTATAAAAGCAGCAATGGATGGTAAAGACTTTTATGATTCTTATAATAATGAAGAGATATTTGTTATGGACGACGTGGGGCAATCAGGACCTTCTCAATTTAGACCTTTTTTCAATCTCATAGCCCCTGTCAAGATGCCTTTGGATTGCGCTGCTGCCAACCTTAAGGACACAAAATTCTTTACTAGCGAGAGTATTCTTTTTACGACTAATCGTTTCATGGCATTGGAAAATATTTGTAGAAGCGACATGATCGATAATGTGAAGGCGCTGTGGCGTCGAGTGACTGTATTTAAAGTTTACGACAATTTGGTGCAAGCACATTATTTTAACACGACATCCGACAGGTGGGAATCAGGTTTTGCCAAGGATGTTCACTTATATATGGAAAGGAATAATATATCTATACCAACTAGCATGGCCAGAGACGATGAGGCGCGTGTATTAGGGTGGTTATATGCTATATATGAAGTTTTTAGATCAACAAAAAGTGAGCATTTTAATAGTAATATTAATAGAATATCCACCCAATTAGTAGAGGATTATAGAGACACTTTTTTACAACCATCCTTTATTGACGCAGTAGAGCAGTCTAATTCAAGCTACGTGGCAGCATTAGCAGAATATTACTTATGCGGCGTTTCTGAAATGCTTGGGAAGACATTGGGCCTTGTAACCTCGTTATGCAGTGAATTCATGGAAAGCAACTACATTTACGTAGTGGGCGCGATTTTGGCTTTTCTAACTGGTACTGTAGTTGTTAAAAATTATTCAAGATTTGTAACCAATCGTGTCATGTCGTGTAATGGTAGCTTGCTTATACGTCAGAATGCAGTAAGTAATGCGTCGTCGTCTGCTCTGTCTGTTCAAAGAGCCATGAAGTACATTAAGGTAATAACTGAAAGAGGAGAAGTCACTATGGTAGCTTTGATAAGTGGTCATGTCATATTAACAGCGTCACATATTATGCGTGGTTGCAAATATGGGCATATGACTGTATATAAAACAACACCCCAAGATGATTTTAGAATGCTCGATAATATTCCTATCCGTGTGTTGTGGCAAGACGACATGTACGACGTGTGCTTACTGGCGTATGATTCACATTTTATAACACCATTCAAGAATATTTCCCATTTGCTCGATCTAAAATCGAAGTCGAAAGGTACTTTCCTTATTCATCCTGAAGGAATTGTTGCCTTAGATGGCAGAATTAGAAAACCTGGTTTATTTGAAACGTGGTCATATGACGTGATAGGGCGTGAACATCCATATAAACACGATAGAACAGATAGTATATGGTACAGTGGCCTTCAAGAAGCCGGAATGTGTGGTAGCATAGTTTATAGTGAGGAATGTGGTTTTATGGGCATACATGTCGCGGGCGGCGAAATTGAAAATGAAGGGGCAGGTG